TGAATATATAGAACTTATCATGTAAAGACCACGCTGCTCTATATTCTATTGGAAACAATGCAGCAAGCTTTGCAGGTTTAATAGCATCTCCATGATTAAACATCAATGCTGATTGACCATAGCTTATATACTTTCTATACTTAGGAGAACAATCAAATGTTACTCTTTCTGTATTTCTAAAGTAGGTTTGTAACCAATTCACCATATGCCATCCTACAAACTCATCATGATTACCTGCTACATATACTACCTTCACTTCTTTACCATACTGTAATAACATTGTAATCATTAAGATCTCATGTCCACAGATATATTCAAAAGAAGTATGATATGTGTGAGTGTTAGTTTGAGGAGTTCCTTTTGTAGTCATACCACTGTATTCACTATTGAACTCATCAGAACCAATGATGTATGTAATTTGTTCTAAGTTATTTGAGAGCTGAGCTTGGTTAGCTATCAACTCCACTTTGTACATGATATGAGCTAATCTATTAGTAACGTCATTGTTACCATCTATATCATATTTGTTCAAGTGAGAGTCTTGTTTGTTAATGACTAACATACCTTTTGGTTTGTCAAAGTCAACCTTAGGACTCATAACTTCTTGAGACACAGGCTTATATGAAGCTAAAAAGTCTACAAACGCATCTTGAAAAACTTGTTCTGTAGACTTCTTCCCTAACCAGGCTTTGACTTGCCAATGTGGATTCCCACCATTTCCCCAGTAGTTCTGTACGTACTTGGTGATTTCCCATTTGTCTGTGTCAATCTTACACTTTACTATGAGCTCATCTAAGCTCTTAATTTCATCTTTACTATTGAAGACAACCTCTCCTGTTCCTTTAGCTATGTCCTCTTCAAATCTCACTATTGTTTCCTCTAGCTCAGAAACATAGTTACCTACCTCTGCCACTTCTTCAACAATCTCTCTATTTCTTAACTCTACCAATAACTCATCAACCTCTAATTCTGTAATTCCAAGCTTATCAGCGTAGAACTTTTTACTCTTTTTCCAATGTAGGATTTCTTCTAGCTGATTCAGTAATGCTTGATTCTCAGGCATATGTAGTTTATTTTGGTTAAAAATTATTGTAAAGATAGGAACTATTTCTGAATTTCCCAAAAATAACTTAACTATTTTGGTTATATGGAATAACTTTTTTAGTTATAGTTAAAACAAAAACTCCCAGGGTGGAAACCCTAGGAGAACTCCCTGTAAACCAACAAACAGGGTTTTTAAAATTGTATTAGCATTGTAACGAATTATATTGAAAGTTGCCACTTGTAATATTCCAACATATATTCTCTGAATCATAGAATAAAGCAGTGATAGGAGCACCTACAGCGTTTCTAGCAATTGCTGTACATGTTGTAGGAGAACCTCCTCCTAGGCCTGCAAATGAGTTACCATTGGCTACAAACAATGCATAGTCAGAAGCATCTAAGAATATTCTTAAAATTGAACCTGTAGGACATCCATCATATCCAGCATAACGTCCTATATCAGCTAAATACAATGCCTCTGGATTAGGGGTTGTAGATGTGGAAGTTGTACTTGTGCTACTTGTAGAAGTGGTGGTGGTTGTTGGAGCTCCAGATACAACTAAGTAAAGATCTCTTTGACAAACTCCTGTAGATCTTACAAGAACTTCTGTAGTTCCTATTGGAGCAAGATTTGAGGTATATCCAGCAACAAGAGCTGCTCTAGAAATACCAGTTTCAAATGCTGTTGTGTAACCATCTGCATTCGAGTATAAGTTGAATGGACCTGTATCAGATCCTGCTAGGGTAAGTGTTATTAATACTGTCATATTGGTTTATTTTATTAAGTAGGAAAAACTGTCACTGAAGTTATTGTTAAACATGGATTTATACATCCACAGTTACTAAACCAAGACACACTAGTTTCTCCTTGACTATAGTTAACATTTTCACCACTAGCATCATCATATACAATAGCTAGATAACCATTTGATACAGCAGGTGCATTAAATACCACTGTATAGTCTCTTTGGGTTTCATATTGACCAGGACAACAAAAACATTCTCCTGCAAAAGTGTCAGTGTATCCATAAGACTGAACTGTAGTTCCTGGAATAATATCTTGATATCTAGGACATCTATTATATGCATATGTAGAAAAAGGAGAAGCTGCTTCATCTACATAATAATTATTAACTACAAATTGTTTAGTAGCAATTTGATTTCCAGTAGCAGGACTTCCTTTTGGAGGGAGCCCCATTGTAGTTAAATCTGTATATGTTACTAAATAATTATTTGATGTCATTTTAATATGCTATTGCTTTTCTATAGAATTTATTTAAAGTAAATCCATATGTTAATGGATTGTCATAAAAAAGTGTAGTTGAACTTGGTGGTTTATAAAGACAACTTGGATTTGAAACAAAATTACTAAGAGAACCAAACACAACCCAATAATTTGATGTCTCTAAACTTGGACTTCCACCTACATTTCCAACTGCTATACCTTTTCCAAAAAATACAGGACCAACAGGACTCCAATTAACACCATTATTATAAGAAATGTATTGTGCTCCACCACCAGGATCAGAATATGTAGTTGCATAACAGCCAACTTCCATAAATTGTCCATTACTACTCATCCCACACCACTCACCTGCTGCACCAGTACTTCTTGATGTATATGAACCACCACTATTACTACTCACAAAGAAATTGCCTGTACTAGCAGTACCTTTATTTACAATTAATATGTATTGTCCAGTAGATGATGTAGATACATCAGTAAAGATTTGATTAGTAGATAATCCTCCATATGTAAATGATGAACCATAATTTGTAGAAGTATATCTCCAAGAGTTATTACTAGTAGTACTTGCCGCTACATAGATTATTAAATTACCATTTTGTGACATTGCTACAGATGCTCTACTTGCTGTTGCATTAGAGTAAGAAGCTTGTTGTATACTAAAAGTATTTCCATAGTCACTAGATACAGCAACTGTAACTTTTCCTAGTGTACTTTGTGGTTGATTTTTTCCAACTATAACCATATATTCACCATTAGATGAAATATCTGCATTAATAGGATAGAAAGCTGTAAAATCACCCCCTGTAAATGAACAATTACCAGATGTAAAAGTAGCTCCATAATCATTTGAAACCCAATATGTATTATTAATACTATCTGATGCTGTTATAAGATATTGACCAGTAGAACTTGCCGCAACAACTGTATAAACTTGTGGTCCTTGATATGGCAAAGCTGTATATGATGCAAAAGTAAATCCTCCATTTATTGATTGATACATACCACCTCCATCCACTCCATATACATAGTAATTATAAGGACCAGGACCTACACTAGCTGCACTTAAACTAGCTTTTGTTACAAGTCTATTTGAAGCAAATAATGTATCTACATTTACATATGCAAAAGCGATTGCATTTGCAGTTGTTAGTGCTAATGATGGTATTGTAGTAGGAATAGATTGTTTGGCTGCAAACACACCTGTTTCTACAGCATCTGCTAAATTAGCAGTTGACACTATTTGATTTGATGTTAGGCTTGCCCAACTCATTATTTATTTAATTTAGCTTCTAACTCAGCAATACGTATTTCTAATTGTGCAATCTTCCAACTATGTACTTGTGTATAATCTACTATTAAGAAACCATCTTCTTTTTCTTCTACAGCATCTGGTAATACAGTTTGTACTTCTTGTGCAATATATCCCCAATGAATTTTGTTATCTCTTGCTTCATCTTTCCAAGTGAATGATACAGTTTGTAAATCTTTTGAAGAAATTAAAGTATGAATATCTTTAAGTCTTGAGTCAGAGTTTTGATAATATGCATCTGCATATATTGTGTTACCACTTACATATACACTTGAGTTTGTATATCCAGAGTTTGCATTAGTACATATAACTATTGCTCCTGCAGTTGCTGGAGAGATAGTTGTAAATCCAGTTCCACTAGATCCACTTGTTCCACTTGCTCCACTTGCTCCACTGGTTCCACTAGATCCAGCTGCTCCACCTGCTCCATTTGCTCCACTGGTTCCACTTGATCCACTTGATCCTGAAGAACCTGATGTTCCTGAAGTACCATTGGTTAAACCACTAGATCCACTAGATCCACTTGATCCTGAAGAACCACTTGAACCAGAAGAACCACTGCTTCCAGAAGAACCTGATGTACCAGAAGTACCATAAGTATATCCACTGCTTCCACTGCTTCCACTGCTTCCACTGCTTCCTGAAGTTCCACTACTACCACTTGAACCTGGAGAACCTGTACCACCAGAAGTACCAGATGATCCTGTTGAACCGCTGGATCCATTAGTTCCAGATGTACTACTTGTGCCTGAACTTCCACTAGAACCAGATGTACCACTTGTGCCTGTACTTGTTCCACTAGAAGCAGATGTACCAGCACTAGCTGATGTACCAGCTGTAGCTGAAGAACCTGATGTTCCATTAGTACCAGCTGTGCCAGCTGTTCCTGATGAACCAGAACTTGCAGATGTACCTGATGTAGCACTAGATCCACTAGTACCAGCTGTACCAGCTGTACCATTTGTACCTGATGAACCAGATGTACCACTTGATCCGTTACCACCAGCAGCCCCAAATAAGTTTACAGTCCAAGATGCATATGTTCCTGAACCTGTTGTTGTTGCTACATTAACAACCATAACACCTGTACCACTGTTATAACTAGTAACAGAGCCTTGCATTGTATTAGATATATCATATGTCAAAAGCACTGTTTGAACAATACTATAAGCTAATCCTGTACCAGTAGTTAAAGTTTGAGTTCCAGTTCCTATTGTTAATGATGTAACAGAAGATGATAGATATCTATCTCCATTTAAACCAGCTGTACCAGAAGATGCTGAAGTACCACTCGAACCACTAGACGCAGATGTTCCAGATGTACCTGAAGTACCAGTAGAACCTGAAGTACCAGATGTTGCATCTTGACCTGAAGTACCTGCAGTTGCATCACGACCTGATGTACCTGTAGTACCAGACGTACCATCTGCAGCAGATGTTCCTGAACTTCCTGAACTTCCAGAAAGACCAGAAGAAGCAGATGTACCAGCAGTTCCAGTTAAACCAGCAGAACCTGATGTACCATTAGAACCTTCTCTACCAGATGATCCAGAAGTACCACTAGAACCAGTGTCACCACTTGTACCAGACGAACCATTAACACCATTAGCACCTGAGGTACCTGAACTACCAGATGAACCAGAAGGTCCTGTAGTTCCTGAACTACCAGAGGTTCCAGCAGTACCTGTGCGACCACTAGAACCATTAGTTCCAGAGGTACCATTAAGACCAACAACACCATTGCAAAGAGCGTCATCTATTTTTGATAGAGCACAGTCTAAGTTATCTCCAGTGTGAATTCCTGAACAAGGAAGGTTGGGTCCATTATATATAACATTGCCTGCTGTGGTTTCACAAGGAAATGAACCACAGTTTTGATTAGGTTGATAGTAAGCGTTGTAACAAGGATCTCCAGGATTGCAAGCCATTTTATAAATAGTTTAAAAAGATTAAGGAATATACATGATATAATATGCAGCTATGACAGGTTGAATGTTTGCGTGAGCTGCTCCACCACCTGTATCAGAATTTGTAACACTTGTAGTTATATCAACACTAAGACTAACACTACTTGTATTTTTTGCTAAAGGTACAGAAGTTCTACTTCCATCTCCTTGTCCTGAAGGAGCTTGAACTCCTGCATAACTATGGCTATGAGGATTTGGAGATATAGTACCAACAGATGTAGCAGTTGCACCATGTGAGTGAGAAGGCATCTGTGATGTAATAAGTGTCACTGCATTTGCACCAGCTGTATTAAATATTGCATAGTTTGGATTACCAGGATTTGCAGGATTAACTGCAGCATCTAATGGACCACCTGGGACATTTTGAATAGCTCCAACACCAACACGTCCTCTTCTATCAGGAGTGCTATTTAAGCCATTGCATAGATATACCTTGTAGAATCCAGCAGAATTTAAACCTGCACCTGTTCCATCAAAGTTAGTTAATGATCCATAGTATTCATATGCTACATATGGAACCATTTTTAAATATTGTTGGTTTGAACCTCCACCACTTTGACTAGCTAAATAAGCTGCAATCAAAGCGTCTAAGTCTGCTAGCTTAACATAGTTTGTATCTACATCAAGTGTAAGAGCAGCAAGATCAGCTACTGTTATACAAAGCTTTGTTATAACAGCTTGTAAAATATCATGAGTGTCAGAAGAAGCTGTTACTCCTGTAAGACAGCCAATTGAATAATCAGCATTAAGTATAGCTAATGTATTATTAATAGCTACAATCTGTGCTTGTAAATTACATTCTCCTTTAGAAAGAGCTGTAATCCATTCTTTAGATGTATGAGTTAAACCTGCTGTAAGATAACCAGTAACTAATGCACATACGTCTCCTGAACTAAGAGTGATTGCATCTCCTGTGCCATCTAATAAAGGAACTAAAGCATTCATTATAGCTTGTTCAACAGAAACTAAATTGTCTCCTGTTTCAACACCTAGTGCCTCATAGTTTATACCTGTATATCTAACACACTCATCAGATACTGTCTGAACACATCCATTATAACAACTTTCGCAAGACATGGTTTAATTTATTTATGAATTAACACTTTAACTCTGCTCACCACCTGAGATGTAGTGGGAAGCCCACACACCATAGCATAGTTAGGAGTACAAAGTCTATATGTTAATATTTGTTTGTAATGTAATAAATCATCAATTATCTCTCCAGGAATACAATTATTCATAGAGAAGATAATATTATTATACTGGCGATTTGCCCAGTAAGTTAATCTTTCATCAATTTGTAATAGTGTAGCAGGAATGCTAGCATCAACTACACAATCTGTTAATCTTGGTGATAACATCTTTTATTCTTTTTGTAGCAGTTTTAAGTTTGTTGTTGCATGCTGAGCATAGGCCATTAATCAATTGACAGCCACAGCCCACTTTCATACCACAGTCTCTACAGTTTGCCATATTAAGGGAAATTAATTACATAGTTGTTTCCTGTACAACCACATTGGTTTGCAATAAAATAATCCAATTGTCTATTGGCTTGGACATATAATTTGTTGGCTGTATCAATAGCACAGTTATTAGCTGCTGCTATAGAGCCTTGAATCATATACCAAATACTATTCAATACTACTTTTGACTGGGTTCTTATAGCTGAATCACATTCCATCATGTCAAGCTTCATAAATGCACTATCAAACTTTTCTTGAATAAGTTCAGTACGCATAATGTTCTTCTCTACAAAGTTTGTAGTAGCTGGGGCAACTGAATATTTCATGAAATAAATTCCATCAGGCAATGGTGTCACTGCTGGGAATGTACTTAATCCTAAAATAATTGAGTTGTAAACATTAAAGCTATTTACATTGAATGGAATAGAAACAGGTGTAGGAAAACCAGGAACAGTAATTTGCATAGTAGCAGCACTAACATTAGGTGGATCTGTATCATAAACAGATATATCAGCCACACCAAGTGTTTGTGTGTTATATGTGTTGATTACTAAAAAATCTAATATCATGGTTTTTGATAATAAAAATGCCAGAGGATTTGAGATATCCTCTCACCCTCTGGCATAGGTTAATATGATGCTACTTTTATTCTTAAGGAATCAAAGTAGTTGTTGTTGAAGTGCTAGGCCATACAGTAGTTGTAGTGCTAGTAGTTGTGATACAAGCAGTGTCACCAGCTACAGCTCCTAAACCAGCTACTAAGATAGCTTCGATAGCAGATGTTTGGTTCTCAGGAACAGCAATAATCACAGTGCTATCTTCCATAATGTAGTCACCCCATTGGTAAGCAGATTTATCATACTCATTGAATTTGATGTAATACAAATCATAGATTTGACCATCAGTTACCCAAGACTCAAAGTTCTCGTTGTAACCATTCATTCTGTAAAGATGCTTTAAGTAACCAGCTTGGTAGCTATAGAAGTTCTTCTCTAATTGTTGAACTTCAGCAGAAGTACCAACTGGATAGTTAGAACGTTGTGTGATTACAGGTTGAGCAACTCTGTTACAAGGATCATCAACGATGAAGTCAGCAGTTGTAGCAGGACCAGAAAAGATGAAAGTTCTAAAGTAGAATCTGTCATACTCAAAAGGGAATGCAGCAATATCACAAGGTTGTCCATAAGCAGTTAATGGTTTACCAGTAATACGTAACAACGCAGATGAATCATTACCAATTCTTTGGAATTGATAGAATTGACTTAAAGTGATGTTATCAGGATTGTTACCTGGAGCATCTAACTCTAAATGATAAATAAGGTCATCAATCAACGCAGGTACATCTACATCTGTACAAGGATCTCCACCACAATCACAACAAGGTGCATTAACAGTTACACTACGAGTGAAACCATTAAAGTACAATGTGTTTAGATAGCTAGAGAAGCCACGTAATGTTAATGTAACAATTTCACCACATTTTACTGTGAAGTCAACTACATCAGTTACTTGGTTTACAGCAGTAGGACAACCTAAAGATTTGTACCATTCAGTTACGTTTGTCTTACAAGAAGATCCACCAGGACATCCAGAGATTTTGTCTGAACGCTTAGAACCTTGTAAGTAGGTGTTAACTCTACCTTGAGCTACA